CCGCGAAGTTTATCCAATCGGACAACTGCAGCTTTCACCGGTCGTCCTAAGAGATAAGCCGCAGCAAGTCGATTATTTCCGTCATAGACAATCGTCTTTCCGCCTTTAATAACGATCGTCGGAACCCCGTCTACTCCTGGCTCATCGATGTACTTATCGATATCTTTTTGAGAGGCACTCTGCGCCCACTTCGGGTAGTCACGAACCAGACCCTGGACCTTTTCAGGTGAGATATCAGTCTGTGCTGACAGCAGATCGCTCGTCGGCGTAAACTGTTCAAAAGTAAAGTCGCCGTCCACAAGATAGTCTATGACATCGTAGTCCTCGTCAGACTCTTTGAATGGACTGACCTTGAGAGACGGATTATCGGGATGCGAAGGTAGCGCATCGAGCTTTTCTAACGCCACTGACACTCCGCTCGTCCACTGATTCCCATGAAACTCGTGACCAGGCAGATCTCCCAGCGTCCTCAGCGACCCCTGTATCGCCCGCCGTCCCATCGCAAACGCATGACGAAACACGACAGAGAGCTTCGCAACGTGGCGGTCGGCGGCCTTGTGGATGGCGGATTCGCGAGCAGCCCCGACGCGGATCTTCAGCCCCCCTCCAGCCTTCACCTTCAACCAGTCCTCTGATGCCACGCGCACGCGCACAGGAACGTTCTTCATCCCGAGACGCTTCGCGGCCTCGAAACGGTGATGACCGTCAAGAATACTGACTACGTCTCCGTTACCGCTGTCCGTGTCGTGTGAGAACTCTACCATGATGGCCGGGAACTCTTCGCCGTTCTTCATGGACCTCATCATCGACTGGACGGTATCCTCATCGAGTCTCGTCTCGGTCGGAACGATCTGACTGATAGGAGCGTCCTGAACTTTCGAGATGCGGTCACTTTCCTCGCGGCCTGTGTAGTCAGGAATCTCATCATTCGTTGCGAAGCCGTCCGTGTATTGGTTGCCGTGGAACTCGTGGCCGGGCAGATCGCCAAGCGAGCGAAGAGTGCCTGCATTGCGGGCGGCGGTGAGAAGCAAGCGAGAAGCACGCGTGCTAAGCAAGCCTCACCTCGCTCCGCTCCCCGTCCGCCATGACCAATGTTATAACGCTCGTATCGATGGTCATGTCAGCGAGCGACGTGTCCTCGATGTACTTGCCGCCAAGTCCCGACTTCACGTACGCCACGGTCGCATGCGGCAGATACTCATGATCGGAAGGCGCGCACTCCATCAAGCCGATGGCCTTGTGCAGGTCCATGAGCGAGGGGCTGTTCACCCCAACGTACACGACATCATAGTCAGGCGTTTCAAACACGGCCGTCTTGCCAAGCGTCAGGCTCACGGGACCGCGATAGGCGAGCACGCCCTGCAGCTTTTCACGGCTTGGGTCAATCAGGCCATACTTGACCGTCACATGCGGTTCGGTCTCGCGGCCTTCCGGCTCGTAGATGTCGGCGTCGGGGATGCTGCGGCCCAGGGCGAGGATGCTCTCGGTGGTGGCTGCGTCTAGGGTGATTTGAGTGGTGGCATGCTTGCGGGGGCCGGCCTGCAGTCCCTCGATCCTATAAGGACGCTTCGAGGCGAAAGAATAAGCAGCTTGCTTGGACTTGAAGTACTTGACGTTTCGCTTATCCCCAGTCGGATGTGCTTTATACGCGCCCTTTACACCGTCCTGTTCCGACCAGCCTACACTCCAGCCGCCATCTAACTTATGCTCGAATGTCGGTGGGTAATCTCCGACCTGCTCGATCGTCCCGGAGTCCTTCCACTGGTTCCCATGGAACTCGTGTCCCGCTACGTCCCCCGCCGCCCTATGCGTAACCCCAATGATCGACGCGATAACCTCCTCGTTGTCCGCATCGATCGCGGCTTCAAGAACGCGGAGCAGCTCCGCATCCTTCAACTCAGGCTCGGGCTCAGGCACCTCCGCAGGCGGCTCAGGCTGTGCAGCCTTCTTCTGCGCAGCCGTCAGCGGCTCCAGATCAAACGCCATGTCTCGAATCTCGTCGTCGAGGAACACGGTCGACCCGTACGTTTGGTTCACGGACGCGAGCTGCACGGCGTACCCCGCCTTGCCGACCTCGTCCATATTCTCTTCGACCGGCCAACCAACTTCGTACTTCGCAGGCGTCGGCAGATAGCCATACGCGATGAGCCGATCAATCGTCCGACGCACGATCTTCGGCCCCGCGTAACCCGTCCTGCGGTCCTGCACACGACTGTCGAAGTTCGCCGCGTCCTGCTCCGACGCCAGCGTACCCATCTCTGATCCCGTCAGGATGCGCATTGGGATGCGCGTCGCCCCAGCAATGAGCTTCAAAATGAAGTCACCGCTTGGTCCGAAGTTCGCCACATCCGATCCAAGCTGAGTGGCCGTCACACCGCGCGTCACGAGCACGCGCTGGAGCTGATGCTGCAGCTCCTCGGCCTTGTCCTTCAGTGCCTCACGCGCATCGGGGCTAAGCCCTGTCGAGACCTGACCGGGCATGCCCATATCTTTGTCGACGTCGAGATGGAGGCCTTGATTCGCGCGTAAAAAGAACGCCTCCGCACCGCCGCCCGTGATCTTCGCCAAATCGTCAAACAGGTTGAACACGTTCTCCAACGTCGGAATGCCGAAGACGTTGTCCTCTAGGCAGCCTTCTGCAACGTGAATCACGCGGCTCCAATGTACCTCGAAGTTCAGGAACGTCGATCCGGGCGTCTGCGAACGGATGTAATACGAAGCCGGCTCGCCGAAGCGCTCGCTCTGCGGATCGACGTCGTATTGAGCGATCCGCGCCGAGGCGTCCAGCGCCTGACTCATTTCCCGATGCTTCAGGTCCTCACCACCGCCGCCGCTGAACGGCTTCAGAAACAGTAGTCGCTGACCCTTGGGCAGCTCCTCCATCAGGTTCGATCCACCGCTCACACCGATAAGCAGCACGGCGAACGTGCTCAGGCCCGCAAGGATGTCCACCTGTTGGCAGGTCTGCCAGAAGCCGAGGCGCGCGTCGATATCCTTGAACGCCTGCTCGAACGCCGTATCGACCTGCGGGTCCTCGTCCTCGAAGAGTTCAACGCCGCCGCGCCAGGTGGCCACAGGGTAAGTATCAACGACCGCCTTGGCCACGCCGTCGCGCGCGTAGCGGTCGCGATAGTCCCAGTAGCCGAGCGTGCGCTTATAACCAAAAATCTGGTAAGTATCGCGCAGACCGCCGAACTGAATGCCAGCCATGTTGGCCCAGCGCATGCGGGACATGATGGCGCTTGCGGCGGTGCGGAACTCGGCGATCATGCCACGATCCAGTCATCAACCACGTTACGCAGCGCTTCAACCGCGTAGCGCGTTGGGTCAATGATGTGATTCTCTTTATCGTTCAACTGCAGCGGCAGCACCACTTCGTCCGTCTGCTTATCGACCTTGTAGCGATAGTTTGAAAACTCGATAACAGCGTGCGTACAGCGTGGATGAATGACAATGTCATAGTTCTGGAGGAAGATGATCCCCTCCTTGACACTGTCCTTGCCCTTCACCGCCGCGCGCATGTGCGGAAACCCGTGTCGCTGCATGTAAGAGATAGTCTCGGGACGGGCGCTATCCGCCGTGATGACATGCTCTCGCGCTCCAGGAACCGTGTCGAACAGGTCGCCAAGCGCGTCGATCTCCACGCCGATGCGATACGCTTCGTTACAGATAAAGAGCTTCCGTCCATCGACGCGCAGCTTGACGAGCGTCGAGGGGTCCACGCTGTAACCCCAGTCCGCGCCGTAATAATACTGCGCATCTGTGGGCTCGTCGAACGCTTCGACCACGAAGTTCTTGAAGACGCGGCTTTCGCTGCGCTGCTCGTACTCGCCGCCCCACACGTGTGCGTACTTCTCAGGGTCGCGCGCTCGGTCCCACTCCATCTCAGCGCGCAGCACGTCGGGGAACCAGGGGTTGTCCTTATAGGTGGTGCCAATGACGATGGAATCAGGCGGCGGATTATCGCGCAACATCTTGTCGACCGGGTCCGTCTTGTGACGCGGATTCCACGACAGCCAGATCTCGCTGCCGGGCTCGCGAATCGTCGGCCGCAGCAGCGTGAGCGACCGCTCGCTCACAGTCTGTGCCTCTTCCACCCATGCGATGTCGAATCCTTCCAGCGACTTGATGCTCTCCGCCGTGTGGTCCTGCATGCCCTGGAAGATGATCACGCCATCACCGGGCGTCGTGATCTGCGTATTCAAGATGCCAAAATGGTCACTAACGCCGAACGCCTTGATCTTGTCTTCGAGCAGACGCTTGACAGACTGCTCCAAGGACTTCTGCGTCTCACGCGCACAGACGATGCGGGTGCCCGGATTCTCGATGCAACGCTTGATGGCGTTCTTCGCAAACTCGTGGGACTTCGCGCTACCGCGTCCTCCATAGGCTCCCTTGTAGCGTGAAGGCTGGAGGAATGGGACATAGGCCCGTGCGACGGGGAACTCGACGACGCGGCCCTTGGCTGGGGTACTAAGCGCCATAGCGAACAGGAGTGCAATCACTCTTTGGGGTCCACAACGACACTAGTGACCTGTTGGATGGGGATGGGGCCGCCGTTCGGTCCGCTGTGCTCGAAGCGCTCGCGATACTTCTCTGGCGCTGCACCCTTCAGCATGAAGATCAACATCGTGTCGCTCTTCACGCGCTTCTGACCGACGACGCCAGTGCCCTGGTTCTGGCCGAGCGATCCGTAGACGTCCTCGACCGTGCCATCGGTCGCGCGCTTCCAAGCCTCAGCTTCAGCGACGTGGATGCCCAGCTCGCGTGCCACGTTGTACGCAGCAAGGAACTCCTCATTGCCGTCATGGCGCCAGTTGTAAAGCGTGCGCGGCGTGATGCCGGCGGCGCGGCAGGCTGCATCAAGGATCGGTGTGGTCGATAACGCGATCAGGAGACGCGTTCTTTTAAGGTCGGAAACTTTTCGGAAAGGTTCAGGGATGTCAGAGCC